TATTAGTTTGCTTCTCAGCTATCGCACCAGGATCCTGAACTTTATATCTAAATTTCTTATCTCCTAATGAATATTCAAAACCTTTGAATTCATCATTAAATAGATCATTAGTTTGAGTTCTAAAGTAATCTTGATTCGACTTTACAGTTTTTTGCTGTTTATTGTAACGATCGAAAAAATCTACAGCTTTTTGTTGTTCGGCATTAACTCCAGGGCGGTTTTTAATATCAGCATAATACTGAGTTTTTAAACGTTCTAGGTTAGTTTTTGCTGTAGCAACTTCTTCTTTATAAGCTAGTTTTTTTCTACGTGTATCTTTTTCTGTATCAAGTTCCTCATCTATATCAAATTTATCTTCAATTAAAAAATTAATTTCATCATTTGATAAATGAGGTTTTGATTGTTTATAGTACTCTTTTAATAAAGTTCCATCATCAATATCAGTATAATCTTTATTTATTTTTACATAATCTTCTACTGTTCCTCCAGTCTCATCCATAAACTTTACTAATTTATCTATGTTTTCTGGTAATTGACGTTCTTGTTTTACTGGAGTTTTTACTTCAGTTTTAGGTTCTTTATTTTTAGGAGTATCTACTATTTCTTCGATAATCTCTGTGATCGGAGAATCTGTATCTGGCGTGGACACTGTTTCTTCTTTAGGGGTGTCGACCCGTACTTGTCCGTCCATTCCCTTGCTATCTCCGGTTTGTTCGCCCACATCCACTTTCTCTGTTTTTCTGTTTCGAATGGCATCTTCTTTTGGTTTTTCTGTTAAATCCACCTTAACTATATCAGGAATTACTTCTCCTTGAGCTTCAGGTTTAGTGAAATCTACTTTCACAGGGTTATCATTTTTCTTTCCTAAGTTCTTAGGTTTTTTAGGTTTAGACTTAAGTTTAAAGTCACCTTCTTGTTTGACCTCTACGGCCGCTTTGTTTTTTGGCATAATATAATATAATTAAATAATTAATAATTAAACAGGTAATCCTGGCATCATTCCAGGCATCATTCCTGCATCATTTATTGGTGGTTGTTCAAAATCTATAGGTAATGATTTAGTATTTCTTTGCTCTATCATTTCACTTTGTTGTGTACCTTGAATTTTTACTCTTTTATCTTTTCTATCTTCAATGTCTTTTTCTTTATTTTTCTCTGCGGACATTTTCATTTGTTCTAATTGAACTTGATAGTTAAATTCTTCTGACATTAATTGTCTTTTAATATCAGCTTCTACTTGCATTCTTTGAATTTCAAACTGAGATTTACCTTGCTCTATTTGTAATTCTCTTTCTGCTAAAGCATTCTGTTTTTGCACTTCTACTTCCGCTGCTTTTTGAGCTGCTTCGCCTTGTGCTTTAGCATTTGCTTCAATTTGTTGTAATTGATTTGCGTGTTCTCTTTCTTGTTTCTTTCTACGCTTTACTTTTAGCATTTGATTAGCTAATTTAATATTACGTATATTTCTAATATCAATAGCATCTTCCAAATCAATTCCTCCTGCTCCTAAAGCTATTTGGATATTATTTTCTAAACTTGCTTGTTCTTCTTCATCTGGTTCTAAATCTAAAAATATACCAAAATCATGTAAGTTGACATTTGTTAATTCCCTTAATGTTTCTACATTAAACATAGAAATACTTTGACGTAATGAATTTTCCGTAAGTGGATAATCTAATAAATCTGCTATTTTTTTAGAAATATTTTCACATACTCTTAATGTTAAGAATAAACTAGCATTATTAATATGTTTAGTTGCAATGTTAGATTGTTCTGCGGCAATTTTTTGTAACCCTACTAAAGTATCACGGTCAGGTAAACTACCATCTCTTGCTTCGGTTAATCCGGTTACATCTCTAATCATCTGTAAATAATAATTATATGTAGATATAAGTGCTTGAATTTTAGCTTGTCCAGCAGACGAGGTTAATTCTTGTACGGGTATTTTTCCACGATTAGGATCTCCATCTTGAGTTAATGATCTACCTACTACAGAACCAGTTTGGAAATACATATTCAATGCCTCTGCTGGATTATAATTAGTACCATTACCTAAATCAACTTCACCTAAACCATCCATATCTAAGAATACTCCATCAGGAACCATTCTAGCTAATACTTGTTGTAGTTTTAAATGAGTTATTTGAATCATATCAGCAAATCCTGTTATTCTACTTACTATAGATTCAATTCTACCTTTATACATTCTCGGAGCACAAATAGCATAGTTCATTTCTACCTTAGTTGTGTCAGCTGTAGGTCTACTCATATTCTCTGATAATTTCCATTCTAGTAACATGTCAGTTCCTAGAACTTTAGCTCCAGTGTATAAAACCTCTATACTTCTACCCACTCTTTCAAAATTATCATTAACTGGGGGATTAAAAGTATCAGGTTTTTCTAATGCTTTTTCTAAACCATTATCAGTATATTTAATTTTAAAAACTTGATCACTATATGTCTTATATTCAAAATACATTATTTGAACAGTGTTCTCATCATATGTGCCTCCATAAAGATAATTTCTATTACCTTTAGTTTTTTGTATTTTTTCTAATTCTTCATCTGAAATAAAGGGAAATTGCTTTCTTAATTCTGGAATAGTAACACCTTTTACTTCTCCTACATAATATATATCTTCAAAGTTTGGATCCTCTGTATAAGAATATACCATATACGCTGGATCTACATATTTTACTGTAACACCATTAGTTAAATTAAAATCTGTTTTAACTGCTCCAATACCACATGTAACTAAATCATAATTTACTCTACGTTTAGTTAAATCCCATTTGTTTTGATCTAATACCTGATTAATTGCTTCTTCTTCCGCTATCTCAATTCCTTGTTTATAACTTAATTGCATATGCAAAGCTAATTCATCTTCACTAGCTGGTAATTGTTCTTCTGGAATACTAGTTCTTTGTAACGAAGCTCCTATTTTTGCTTCCATTTCCTTCATTACATCTCTCGCGAACATATCTTCTGCCACTGCTTGAGCATAGTCAGTTCTCTTTTTTAAAGATTCTGGATCTTGTGCAAAAGCATTTATATCATATTCTTTAGAAGATATTCCATTTGTTAAAATATCTACAAATTTAGATATAATTGGAACAGGTTTCCAATCTAAATTTAAATAAGATAAATCTCCATTAATAGATAATTCATCTTTATATTTTTGAGTTGGTTGTTCTCCTCTTGCGTATAATCTAAGTCTGTTATAGTTATTCCAAGTAGTTAAATACCTGTTACCATTAGCTCTACCTTGGGAAAACCACTCATATTCGATAGCTTGAGCAACTTGTTGGCCATATTCCAAACTAGCTTTTTCAGCATCACTAACCACTTGGCTAGGAAATGGTCCACCACCGTTGGTAAACATCCTTAGTTTATTTTTCATTTAATCTATAATTTTTGATAATTGACCGTTGTTGTCGTATTTTTTTATACCTAAGTCATAACTTTGACGTATAAAATCTGCAACTGGTCTATATTTATTTTTATTACAAGCCATTATTGCAAGTCCTGAGCTAATTGAAGCATCATGAGTTGTTCTATTATTTATATTAAACTTTGCCCAATCCTCTAATGTTCGTTGAAGATACATATCTCCATATTCATTATTTTCTTTTAATCCTACATAAGAATCAATATAAGATTCTATAGCAGCAGCGTGAGCTTGTTTAACATCTTCACTAGAATTAGGTATTCCTCCTATTTCTTTTTCAGTAATAGAGAGTTTATTATATATTTTATCTGGTCTATTCATTGAAAATCCTCTATATCCTCTTCTTTTAAAATAGTATAATAATCTAGGTTTATTATTTTCTGCTAGTATTGGCATTCCATAAAATATACAAGCCATCAATACATCTTCAAAAAATATCTCTGCGGTTTGAGGTCTAGCTATATATTCTAAAAAGAAATGATTAGGTGGAATATCTTCCATACTAAACTTAGTTAAACCATGTAAAGCACCGTTAGAACCTCTTCCATCTACTGTTCCTGATATATCATAACTATCACAACCAAAGGCTCCTAATTCTTCATTACCTGGGTATTTACTCCCTCTTTTTAATAATATATTATTTTGTAATCTTTTTGGAGGAACCCATGTGATGAAAAATCTTCCATTTTTATTAGGTATAAAATCTACAGTTGTATCTTTAATTCCACCAGCCCATTGAAAAGATCCTTTACTTATTACTGCGCTACGTTTTATATCTTGATTCCAATCAACTTGTTGATATATTTTAGTTAGGTTAAATAAAGAGTTTTTAGATTCATCTCTAAAAGCATGTTTAGTAGTTCTAGGGAATTGTCTATAAAATTCATTCAATGCATCTTGATCTTCACTTAAACCATCTACTTCATTTTTCCAATAATCTAATACTCCAATTTTAATTTTTTGTCCATGGGGATCTTGATCGGGACTTTTTGGGGTCTCGAATACAGGTAAGCCATAAGCATTAATGTATCCCTCGTAGTTCCATTCCATAGGTATGAACAAACTATATAATCCTGAACGAGTCTGTCCGTTGGCGTTTCGTTTTGTAACATCTGAACTTTCATATAATTTTTTAAAATTTCCTCCTCCTTTATCTAAAGCATTAGAAGTACTACCCATCATGCATTTTCCAATAATTCTACTTCCTAATCGTAAACATGTTTTAGTAACTCTCCAATTATTTAATATATTGTTAGGTCTTTCCCATTTACCTGATTCATCATGTACTAATAGTTTTAATTTTTCACCATCATAACTATTATCACCTGTATTTTTCCAATCTATAGTAGTATCTAATCCTTGTAATTCTGCAGCTACTTCACCTGTTATAATCTTTCTTCTAGTAAATTTAGAAGCTGGTACTCTATAAGCTAGTTCTGTTTTAGGTCGATCCATACCATCTTGAATCGGTTTAAAAAAGAAAGGATAATTAACTGAAATAGGAACAACCTTATCAGTAAACATAGTCTTAGCATCCGGACCAGTTTTAGATAATATTCCATATCGTGAATCACTAGAAATTGTAGCTAAATTTACTGCTTCTCCTGATGCCATGAAAGAAAATCCAGACCTACGATTTTTAAGGTAACATATTCCATAGCATCGGATGTCTGCCTTGCAAGCTTCCCAAAATATAAAGAATAATCTATTTGCTTCTCTAAAATCTGGTGGTCCAACATCAATCTTAGACCATTGTAAATACATATAATGTGTGCCTGTTAAATAAGTTTTTTTACCCTTGTTATAAAACCAAAATCCTTGTTCTCTTTTAGTAAACTCTTCATCAATAAAGTCATACCATTTTTCTTTAAAATCTTCAGGATACTTATCCCATTCAAAAACACTTTTAATCTTTTTAAGTACTTTAGGTAATGGAGTTCTTATCCATCTATCTTCTTCAAATTTATGTATTTCTGTAGGTGGTTTAGGTAAGGCTATTTTTAAACCTTGTATTTCATAAACATCACCAATCATTCCTGATTTACTAATTACTACAAAATCGTGTTCCTCATTATAACCATACTCCCATTTTTTATACCTATTGTTTCTTTTAAGAATCTTAGATTTAACGTAGTTAGGTAAAATTTTATATAAAGTTTGTTCGTACATTATTTAGACCTCCCTTCTGCAAAACCTTTAAAAGATTTTTCTTTCTTTTCTTCTACTTTAGGTTTATCTTCTAATAAATTTCTTTCTTCTTCAATTCTATTAAGAATCTCAAAAGCATCAAATATTGCTAGTTTTTTAGTAGCTGCAGCATTTTTTAATCTATCTGCGGAAATATCA